TATTTTTTTTTCGTGCTATAGTACAAATCAACTACTATCACGCATTTCGTGGGGAGTTCTGTCTTCGTGGGGAGTTCTAAAAAATGGGGGGCTGACGGCATGCAGTCCATCAACCCCCTTAGTCGGGAGGACTTGTAGTGTTTGGAGATTATCTCACATAAAATAATTAGTCAACATCAAAGCACTCTACAGATGCCGCCATATACCCACACTTATCTAAATAACTATCCCAATGGTGAGGTGTTTCCATTAGCCTTGCAGTTTTGACTAAATCCATCATCAGGGCATGGTCTATCGGGGTGATTTTTTCGCCATCTTTTAGTTTGTCTTTTAAATAAACGGTCCAGAAATTAGCTATCCTTGTCCAGTTTTCTTCTGGTGAGCCATAATGCGCCCCCCTTGCGTCTATTACATCTCCTGCCTCAGACAGTAATAATTTTCCTTTTCTTGTTGCAGCAGGTTTATCCATAATTTTGTATCCTAGTATAAATTTCGTGGGGAGTTCAAAACGGGACGTCATCAAAGTTACGCACTGCCGGAACTATCGGAAAGTTGTCTTCCTGTTCTTCTGAATAAGTGGACGTTACCTGATTAAAAAATAAATCGGCAACACCCTGCTTGCCTACCCAACTAAATCTGCATTTCCATATGTGAACTTCGCTAAGTGATGAGCCTACTGGGTCGGGCCTATGCACTGATAATCCGATATCTGCTTTAGCAAACCATGCGGCACTGCCTGATATGTCATAACCCTTTGGTGCTGGAACTTTGCCGTCCTGCCCACGGAGCATCTTTGTTGGGTGGGCAACAAACCAGAGATGTATTCCATGAGACTGAGCAAACACCCTCAAGGTGGTTAGCATCTCACTAATCCAATCTGTTTCAGATATATCGCCATTCTTTTGTATGTAATTGTATGGGTCGATGATTGCACCTCTGATACCGTGACGCATAACCGCTATCTTCAATCTGTCTACGATGTCGTGAATGGTCGCCATAGAACCATCGTTCTGATACAGAAAGCTAAAATGACTTTGCACAAAATCCTTCCCTCTATCTAACTCATGTTTGGTTAGACGAGGCGTAACACCGTCAAAGAATGGTTTTCTAAAATGCTTGCTAATTAACTTCGCTATGTGTAGGCGTGGCTCATTTTCAAAAGAGCAAACAGCAAACTTCCAACCTCGCTCTTCTGCTAGGTTCACCATTATCTGGTCAATAAACTCTGATTTGCCTGATGAGGGATGCCCTGTAACAACGGTCAACTGACCCTCTACAATGGTGTAAAGTTCATCCACATTTGGATAGCCTGTCGATTCCCCTCTGCCCATTCCCTTGTCGTAAATCTCATCAACTTGCTCGTAGAAATGTTTTGCATCATAGAGTCCTGCTACAGGATAAGGCCGTGATTTGTAGATAACTTTATCTACTTCTTTTTTGCCTTTTTTAACCAAGACATCGTTTGCGTCTTTACATCCATCAGGCCACTCTACAATCCAACATTTATCTTTCCCTATTCTCCTTGCAATCTCCTCGCCCATAGCCTGACCAGCACCATCGTCATCTGTGCAGATGATTATTTTTTTTGCGGCATCTATTATGTTCTTTGCATCCCACAAGAACTTAAACTTGTTATCCTCTTTTGGGTCTATTTTACCATCTACAACCTTCATGACGGCCCCATTGGGAACGGATACTGCGTTCTCATATCCGCATTGCACCAGAGAAATAGCGTCCATTTCCCCCTCGCAAATATACAAGTCCTCTCCGATGACTACATTTTCAATATTAAAAAATGATGCTGGTGAGCCGTTACAAGAAAATCCCTTATCCTCTACTGACCGTATCTTTGCGGCATACATCCTGCCTTGATTTGTATAGGGGAAGACTACACAGTCTGACTGCTTTTGCAGTGCCGATATGAAATGTTTCCCTGATTTTAAACCTGTCTCACGAGCCGTTTCTTCTGATATCCCACGCTTCTCTAGCCAAGATAAAGTTGCTTCATTCAAGTCATCCCAATCATGTTTTACGGCAAGTGTCACTTTATTCCTCCTCACATTTGGCATCTGCCGCTCCTGTAAAGAAACGCCACCAGATGCTTCGCAGTGCCAGCAATTATACACAATGCTGTCACCTTCGACTTTTATAGACAGGGTTTTCTGACCCTTTTTTTTGCGCTGATGAGAGCAAAATGGGCATACAATTTTATGTTGCCCACTACCTCTCCGGAGGGCTTCCCCTCGGATTACTACTTCAGTTTCCATTTAATTTTCTCCACGACTAGCATCACGATATTGCCATGCCAATGAAGTGTCAATACATAATTTGAGCTAGTGGTGAGTAGAGTTATAATATTTATAGTTATATATATTTATATATTTATATATAATTTGTACTAGAGTATTAATATTTATCTATGAGGTCTTTAAGCTTTCTTCCCTCGTAACGGGCAATCGCTGATTTGGAATTTAGGATGTGTAAAAAATTACCCCGCATTTTTGATGAACATATATCAGCTAAATCACACACCGTTTGAAAGTCTTCTGTTTCTAACCACTGCTCAACTGCAAACCTATCCTTTTCGTCATTCAGGTAGGCATCTGAGATAGCTTGGGATATCACCGCTCTCCAAAGCCGACACTCTGATAATTGTTCTTGGGTTTTCCCTATCAAGCCCCCAGTAAATATTCTTCTGCTTAACTTGCCTGTCATTTTTGTAAATAGTTCCTTGCATTAAATCTAAAATCAGGCTCTCGTCTAAGTCTGGTCTGCGTGAGGAGTAATAAATTAGCATCTCAACCTTTACATCGTTATCAAAAAGCTCGTCAAGGGTTTGACACTGGGCAAGAAATTTAACTGCGTAGTTTCTCGCCTTATCCGATTTAATGGACGCAGGACGCCCTCTTATCATAACTATTTTTCTGCTATTGGCCTTAGAGGCTGGCTCACCCAGTATTTGGAATAAATGTTGTTTCACCATGTTATTTTTCCTATTGACCTTTTTTTGAGCCTTTGATAATAATGATTTTCGGAAGGACATTATCATGCAGATTACTAATAATTATAATTTACCTCAGTCTTTTGTTGATTTTGCCAGAAATGACAAATATAGCAAGGGAAATGCCGATATTTCAGCTACCACACTGATAGACAGCCCTAGAGTGCGTCTTATGCGTGACCATTACCACGAAGACCGTGTGGTGGATGTCGTGGATAACGTCTGGGCATTGTTTGGCACTGCCGTACACCATGTTTTAGAAAGTTCTACCCCCACAGAGGATGTTGTTTTAGAAGAGCGTCTGTTTTGTGATGTTGATGGGTGGGTTCTTTCGGGTGCTGTCGACCATCAATCTGTTTACGGGAATACAGTTGAGATAACAGATTATAAAGTTACCAGTGTCTGGTCTGTAATTCATGGCAAGATAGATTGGGAGCGTCAACTAAATGTATATGCTTACCTTGTTCAAAAGAATAAAGGGAAGAGAGTAACTAAGCTTTCTATTTGTGCCGTGCTAAGAGATTGGAATAAGCGTGACGCACAGACTAAGCCAGATTATCCGCAAGCACCCGTGGTAATAGTCGACATTCCTAAATGGACTGAGATGGAAAGAATTAATTACATTCATGGGCGCATCAACGCACATCAAGAAGCACAGATTGTTTATGATATGGAAGCTTCTTTCCCGCCTTGTTCAGACGAGGACAGATGGAAACGTGATGACGCTTGGGCTGTAAAGAAAAAAGGATTAAAGAGGGCTATGCGTGTGTTCTCAACACATGATGAAGCCAATAGTTTTGCGACAGAACAAAGCGTTCCTGTCGAAATAGAACATCGTATTGGAGAGCCGATACGCTGTAAAGGCAACTATTGTGGAGTTGCTGATTTTTGCTCACAGTTTAAAAAGGAGATTAGTGAATGAGCAAAGTATGGGAGACTTTATCTGGCATTGATGTGTCAGAACATACCGAAAAGAAAGGTAACTTAGTTTACCTGTCTTGGGCTTGGGCTTGGGGGATAGTGAAGAAACATTATCCCGATGCAATATTTAACAAACATTTGTACGATGGTCCAAATGGTCCTCGTCCTTATATGTTTGATGAATCTGGGTACGCCTTTACTTGTGTAACTGTCACTATTGGCGACCAATCACAAACAGAGGTTTTACCTGTTTTAAATCACGCAAACAATCCTGTTCAAAATCCAAACAGCTTTCAAGTAAACACATCTCTTCAAAGGTGTCTTGCCAAGTGCTGTGCAATGCACGGCTTAGGGCATTACATTTATGCTGGTGAGGACTTGCCGGAAGGAACAGAGCCTACGTTCAGCATTGAAAGCACTGATGGTAAGTTAGAGGAGGCTGAGGGTCTCAAGAGAGTGGCCGCTGTTTTTTCAACATTCATACCTGAGTGCCAGAACATAGAAGACTTGCGTTCATTTTGGTCGATTAATAAACAGGCAAGAGAAGCCTTAGAAAAGGGTGACAAGAAGCTGTATCAATCAGTTCTTGATGAGTTTATGCAACACAGTAAGACGTTAGAAGAAGGGAAAGCGGCATGACTGAATATCCACCATCAGGTGCGTTGTTTACAAATCAACGCAAACAAAAGGAATCGCAACCAGACTATACAGGCACACTTGAGTTGTCTGATGAAGTTGTGAATGACCTTGTTGAACAAATTAGCAGGGGTGTAGCAAAGCCAAAACTTAGTTTGGCTGGCTGGAAAAAGGTCGCTCAAAAAAGCGGTGCTACATTCTTATCTTTGCGTGGTAACAAGTTTGAGGAAAAGCTAAATAACGCCAGTAATCAGGCTCCTGTTAGCACTCAATCTAATGAACCAATTCCGTTCTAAAAGAGAGCGGTCACAGAAATACCTAAAGACTTTGCGTGGCAAGCCATGTTTAGTCTGTGGGTATGGCGGAGAGGCACATCATATCATGTTTGCGGAACCAAATGCCATGAGCATGAAGGTGGGAGACAACTGGTGTGTTCCTCTCTGCCACTCTTGTCACATGAAACTACATGCTTTTGGTGATGAGAGAACTTGGTGGGATTTACAAGGTATTGACCCACTAAAATGGGCTAAATTTAATTGGGAGAAGTTCAATGGATGAAAGCCTTTGTATAGCTTATGAGTTGAAGCATCAGATTGAAAATTTACCTGATGAAGTTAAACGAAGCAAAATTGTAGATGGAGCGGAGACTGCTCACGATATGCTGTCAAAGGTAGCAATCGTTGTTCATGCCCTTGAAGCACATGAGAAGGATATAAAATGAGTGAGAAAAAAATTCCTTTGGGAATGACGGTTGAGGAGTTTGAAGAGCATCTAAAGATGATGAATGATAGGGTCATAAACTTTAAAGAGTATGGCGGCTCCATAGTGGGTACAAAGCTGGACCGAAGATACAGCAATCAAAAGAGTAATAGAGGCAACGTAGGTAATTTCTTGCGAACTGTAAAAGTTAGAAAAGATAGGCAGGGAAGGGTTCATAAAGGTAAGTACGGGTGATGGGAAGCAAGTTAACAAAATCTTATAACATCTTAACGGTCTTAGAATATTCCAAGACATACAAGGTGGTGAGGGGAAAATCTAAAGAACATGCGGTGAAGCGTTTAGAAAAAAAGCTTTATAAGCAAAGCGGCCTTGAAAAGCGGGGCATGTACTTGGGTGACATACATATTTTATCTGTAAAAGAAAATAAAAATACTGACTAGCAAAGTTACGGAGAATTAAATGGAAAGGCCGAAAGCCATTCATCTTAAAAAAATACTTGGCCTCACGCCAGATTGTGATGGGGATTGGTATCACTACAAATATAGAAATCAATGGGCAGATTATCAGGAAACCGAAAAATTTTATAAACAGTTTCCACCAGAGGTAGGTCAGACTGTTGTTGTCCTTAGAACATTCTATCAAGAAATGTTAAAGCCTCATGTTTTGGACATAGAGGTTATTCACGAAAGAGGTGGCATAATTGTAAATCATAATCATCAGGATTATGCTGGTACGCTGTTTCTTAGAAATGGACAAAACTGGAAAGCAAAACGCTCACAAACTTGGCTTGTCCCAGCAGAATTGTATAAAGACATCCCCAAAAAGAAGAAAGAAAGATGGGAAGCTTATGACCATTCAATGTTCTTGGGCAAAGACACCGTTAAAGAACTGAACATCAATGAAATGATTTACATGATGGGAAGTCAGGACAGATTTAAAGAGACAATAGATAAACTAATGGAGGACGGAAAAAATTATCCAGAAGCCAAAAAACTTCTTTCTTTGCAACTTCAATCAGAACAACGTGGCCTCGATAGAGGATTTATTCGAGGATACACAAGAGCGCAAAACAGATTTGGCAAAAGGCTTTATTAAAAGGAGAAAGGTAAAAATGAAAGAAGAAGAGGATTTGTGTTACTTTCCAACACAGGGATTATGTTCCCTGAAGGAAAAGTTAGATGAAAGTTACTTTCCTAAAAATCAAAAAAATATTTTTAGGCAAGAACTTGTTACATATGAAATGACTGATATCGGAGTAAAGAGGACAACCCATGTCAGAAATTTCTCTGGTGTAACTCATTACGACAGCAGAACATCAGAATTTTTAAGAGGGAGTGCGTAGTTATGTCAAATGATATTGAGCCAAAAGAAGCCGCCTTTCATTTTGAGGCAGTTAAAACATCAATGTCCCAAAGTAAAGCTGGCACGATACTTAGGCTAGCCATACACCCCAACGAAGTGCCAGCCAATCTACACACAGATTGGGTAGGCTCTCGATACATGGTTGCTATGGTAAAGCTAAACGAACAAGACGAGCCAGAGATATCTGTTGAGCAACGTGAGGTTGACAAATTAATTGCCAGTGCTGGCATGTTGTGTAGAAATCCCAGCTTTGTTGAGTTTCTTCACGAAAAAAATATCACAACGTATGACCCAACAGGAAAATTTCCAACACTTACCCCAGATGAAAATGGTGTTGCGGAAGCGTTACGAAACTATCTGGGGATAACCAGCAGAAGTGACTTTAGAAATAATTCACAGGCTCGTGAACAATTTAAAAATCTTTCACAGGAGTTTTCAAGATGGAAGCAAGGGAAAGCACAATGACAAATGATTTTATCGACCCAAAAGAAGCGGCTGAAATGCTGACGATAAACACCAAACAACTCCATTATATAATGGAGACAGACGAAACATTTCCAAAGCCAATATTTCTTTCCAAGAGAATAAAGAGATGGAAGAAGGACGATATTTCTGGGTGGCTAGACTCTAAAACGCCAAAATAATTGTACTGTAGTACAAATGAAATTTAATAGCGATTTCAAATATGATTTAGAGGTTGGGCAAGTCGAAGAAAAGCGGCTTGCCCAGCTTTTGTCTGGGGCTACAATAGAAGTTAAAAGAGACTTCTTGGCTCACAAAACTGGCAATGTGTTTGTTGAGTATGAGAGCAGAGGAAGGCCTTCTGGTATATCAACAACTCAGGCACAATACTGGGCCTTCATGCTAGAGGGCGATACAATCGTCATAATCAGGACAGACAGGCTAAAAGATAAATGTCGTGCGGAGTTCCAATCTGGCAGAACAACATCAGGTGGCGACAGCGACACGAGTAAGGGTGTATTGTTGCCAGTATCTCAACTTACTTTATAAGACCAGCATCTCTCATTATCTTGTTAGCATCTTTTACAACAGCACTTATGCGCTCGTTGATGTTTTTAATTAAGACTTTTTTCTGATTTTCTGGCACTACAGGAGAGCGATTTATCTTATTCTTCTGTCGTAGTAACTTGTTTCTAAAGTTGTTTAAGGCTCTTATTTGCCCAGCTACAGAAAGTTCTTCTTTGTATTTTAACATAACTTCTCTAACACGAGCCTCGTCACCACCCTGCCTTGCAAACTTTAATTCTTCTACCGCTCTATACACATCATCTCTTAGTTGCATAAATGCGCTGGTGTCTTCTTGTGTTGATGGGGATATATAAAGCCTTCTGATGAACGGTATCTCCTTAACAACATCACCTTCAAAATCACCTCTTAAAGCATCTACGATGTTTTTAGGAAGTTCTGCGGTTCTCAAGGCAAAAGCACCAGCACCACCTGTAAAGTAATTACCCCAGTATTCCAACACGTTTGGAGATACATCAATAAGGCCCGGAGTTATCTCTGTGCCGCCTATTGAATTTAAAGCGTTACTGATTGTTTTTGCCGTAGCACTGGTGTTTGCCCAATACTTCTGAGAGTCAGGTCTTTGCACACCGAAAGGAGAGCCTTCTTTGTATATTGGTACGCCTTTAAAGTTTCTGTTTGCCAACAATTCAACAAACGGGTCTCCCACCTCTGGTGACACAAGTGTTGCATAATCCACAGGCTCACTAAAATCATTTATGCCGCCAAATGGACTAATTGCATCTAGGAATGTACCCATCGCTGAGTTGAACGCTTGTCCGCTGGAATACTCACCTCTTGAATATCTACTTAAAACACGGCCAAAATTAGTCGCCATGTTTAATCCATACGCCAGTGGTATTTTTATAAACTTTTCATCACTTGCTACGCCAAATGTAGGAATTATTATGTTATGCTCTAAGTGATAGTCTATGAGTTCATCGTAGTCTTTTTGACCATCATCATCCTCATCACCAGATATTGCGGCATTGAACTGGTCCATCAGTATGCCAGACAGCAACAGGCCAGCCCATATCTTTCTTACATTTTTAGACCTGACTGCGGCATTCATTAAGGCAAAGGAGCCTTGCAGGGATGCGTTGTAGAAAAGGTACAGCGCATTCATTAACTTCTTTTCTTCACCAGCTTTAGCAAAGTTTACTGTCACATTTCTTGCGGCTTGAGCTGCTCTTGCTTCAGGAATTCCTCTGTCTATTAAGGCTTGGAACGTGGCAACACGGACACCGTTTTCAATGGCTGTGTTATAATCATCAAGAAACTTTAGTAACTTATTAAAGCCAATCTTATTTAGGCCCAGTTTATTTTTTATACCTGTCCCAGTTATATCGTCTAGAAGACCTTTTAGATTACGCATCTGGTCTTCAACGCTATCTACTTGGTTGGTAGAGTTTTTGCCCCCTGCCTTAACAAATCTTTCAAATGAATCTGTCCAATCTGTTCGTCCATACTTTTCAAAATCATCTGCTCTAAGCTTGCCAAGTATACCTCTTACAGCAGGCAGTGCATTTTTCATTACTTCTTTGGTCATCGGAGGCTGGTTTTCATACTGAGCCACGTTTACACCAGCAGTCTCCAAGTCACGGAAGAAGTTTGGAATGGTAAATGATGGGTTGTATGTTGTGTTGATGCTAGACAAGAACCTGTTAAATTTACCCAGCTTGTCAACAACCCAACCGCCTCTGCTTATGCCATCACCGTAAGCACCCTTCATGGCACGGGCAATTCTATCGTCAAATATTAGAACATTAACACGTTCTTTTTGACCGCCTATCTTTACTCTTAATATATTATTTTCTAACTCTGGGTCATACTCAGTTAGAACCTCTGCAATTCCTGTTGTGTTGATGTCCTTGTCCTGTACAAGATTTAGAAACGACTGACCAACTAGATTTCTCTCTGCATCAACTATCGTTCTTTGATTTTGGTTCATCACATTAGCAATGATATTTTCTGCATATTGTGTGCCTCTACCCTGTCTTATTCTAGGGTCTTGTGCAATTCGACCACCGTACAAATTTTGATAGCGTCTGGATGTGATTCTTGGAAGATTGCTGGCATCCTGCTCTATCTCTTCATCAACGTCTAAAAGGCCACGCAAAGGAACGTAGAAATCAAATTCGTACTCGCTAACCATTAAGCCGCCTCTGCGGCGCTCTTCGTTAGTGCTTTCTATAACCTTCGAAACAATGCCTGCTATTCTGTTGAAGGTTGCTCTGGATTCTAAATCTAACGTGTCTACCCAATCAATGATAGCTTTGGCTTCTTCGTTTGACATGCCAGAACCCATGCCACGATTAAATTTATCTTGCACATATCTGTTACGTTCTATGGCATGTTTGGCGTATAGGAATGCCTCCACAGCGGCAAGCTGGTCTGTGTATGTTTCTTTTGCCCTTGCGTCTCTAAAGAAGCCAGAGATGACATCTAAAGTTTTATACTGAGCATCTGACAAAGATACATCTCGTATGTTTTCACCAATAGGCTCAAACAAATTCTCTCTGTTTTCGTCTAGCTTTGCACCTATAAGACCTTGAGAAAGCTCTTCACGCATGTACACATCTAGAGCATCACTAACCTTGTAGCCATCTGCCCTTAATTCATCCATTAACTTTCCTACCGGAAGCATGGCATCTTGAAATTTAGTTAAAAATCTCTCTGACCTAGCTCGAATTACTTCAGACTTCTCATCACCAACAAATTTACCAAGGAATTTACTCAACACGTTTGCAGTGTTGTTGTAAGTTACACGGTCTATAAACTCTTCAACCTCTGCGGTTGCCTGAGCAATAGGCGGCTGTGCTGTTTTAGGAACATCTATGACCTGTGCTTGAGAAAATCTTCTTACGCTTTCTCTTCTGACGAGCGTTTCAAGTCTTTCTGAGAATTCATCGAGTTCTTTCCTGAAAGCACTTGGAGCAATCGAGAGGTCTTCTGCGCCATAGATTGGCCTCTGTTCAACTGTACGTTCATTGCTCTCTGCGCGGCTTCTAACAATTTCGACTTGTCTTTCATATCCACCTTCCTCTAATATTTTTTTGTAAGCACCATTTGAAAACAAAGTTGCAAAGTCAGGAACATCTGCAACGTCAACATCGGTTATAAGACCTTGTTTTAATAAATCTGTTGCTGAAAGACCTGAGCTACCTTCACTCCTTCTTCTCTCAACTATAGCCTTTGACACACTCCAAACAGTTTCCTGTATTTCTGCTGGACTCCATTGGTCGCCAGTTATTTGACTTGCGGCTTCTGCGGCCTGTCTAACCTTCGCAGAAAATCCAATATATCCACTACTTTTTACGCCTAATTGACCAATCTCGTCTGAGAACGCTTTTCTTTCTACACC